CAGAACAAAGTATGGATGAAGACCTTTGTGCTTCAGCAGTATTTGCGTATATTGAACTATGTATGGCAGAGCTAATGTATGAGGGTATGAAAGATATAAAGAGTATGAACGAATTATATGCAGCAGCTTATGTAAGAGAAGTTATAAACGATGGCTTCAAACAATATAAAGATTACACAAAGTTTCCTGCAGATATGAAAAGAGATTTTATAAAATATTCTCTTTGGAATTATGAAGACGAAGTTCTATCTTTACAGAACAGTGTTAAATATACTCTTGCAACAGTTATGAAAGAAGTTGTAGATATTAATTCAGAGGCAGAGAAAATAACCATGAATGACATGTACGGTATCTACAGCAGAATGAAAGATAAACTAAGCGACATGAGTTTGCCAAACATTGAGGATATGGAAGAAGATGAAAAAGATTCTTTAGACTTAATATCATCTGCAATGTTTTCAGAAGATTATATTGGCAATGTTGTTGACTTTTGTTTAGGTAATAATTAAAATAGTCTTGCTTGTTAATTTATCTAGCGATAGATATGCTCAAATTATAAAGCGGGACAAAAGCCTGTGGTAAATGATACGATGGGAAGGTATTGGTTTGGACACTTGATACTTTATCTTGGGGAGCGATACCCCGCACAGGCTCTAGGGAGCCGGAAGGTATAACTAAATGGTGTATAGGTACACAAGACTAAATGTAGTGTTTTAGTATAAGTTATTAATTTAGGTTCCCTTATTTTTTTGCCTCACGCATTATTTAAATAATGATAAGTAATAACAATTGTGGGGTAAATACGACGAGCAATTGAGAGGGTATAATGGAAATGTCGGTGAATAACTAGCAATAGTTATTCCTTTGCCGATACCCTCCCATCGTCGGCTCTCGTAGGAGAGCCGTATCCAAAACGACTTTACAAAATTTTTTTTATTTTGACTTGACAAAATCAAAGAAGTGTGGCATCCTTAATATAACGATTAGAAAGTAGGTATAACTTATGGAACCAATGAAGAAAGACCAAGTGGAAAAGCTGTATGAAGAAACAGGTATTTATGCTTGGCACACAAATGAAACAAAGCAAGACTATTCAGATATGACTGTTGAGTTTGGTTTTCCGGCCTTAACTGATGTTGAAGATGCTATTAAGCAAATCAATGAAGCATTAGAAGGAAGTGGATTAAATTACCAAATGAAGACTTGGACTATGCCACAAGAAGAATATCTTGAGGAGCTTGAATAATGGAAAAGATAATTTATTGGAGTGATGACGCAGTTCAAAACAACCCTTACAAAGGAGGTATGTTTGTTCGTACTGATTTGGGGAAGACTTTAGCTAAGTGGACTAGTAGAGGCCTTAAGGTTGTTGGCATTGCTATTGATGACTCTATGGAAGTAGAGTTTATTCTTGAAGTGGAAGAAGAATGATAGACTTATATAATTTTGAATTGCCAACTTGTGCAATTTGCTTGGAGTCAAAAGAGTTACCAATAAACAGTATCTTTTGTACAGATTGTGAATCGGAGAAGTTGTAATGAAAGTTGAATACGAATTTTGGTATGACGACAAAGGCAGAGTTGTAGGTAAAGTACCTCTGATTGATGTTGTTGGATTAGATGAGGAAGAATAATGGGTGGATTATTATTATGCTCTAAGTGTGATGTGCGTTGGCATTCACATGATGGTACAGGTTCTTATGTTAACGATGAACATTATTGTGAAAACTGTTCTCAAGAGATTGAATCTTATTGGCTATCAAAAAGCGAGGAAGAATGAATTTAAATAAGCATACGGTATTTGTAATAGGTAAACTTACCTACATAACAGATACAGAAGAAAAAGCAATAGCTTTTGCAGAAGACGATATGAAATACATACACCCTAAATTCAATTTAGAAATTAGTGGAACTAAGGAGGAAGAGTGAAAGATAATCCTTTTGATGGACCAAGTATAGATATTGGTTCTGATAAATTTAAAGAAATGATTATGCAACTTATGATTAACAAACATAATGATGCAGACGAGGATTTCGATTTAAATGCATAGAAGATTTCGTAAAGAATTACATGAAAGAACCTATGAGATTAATTGGAATCATAGTTTGCCTGTTTATGGTGAAAGGAAAAAAGATGAACCGACATCAAAGACGAGCAAGTAAATCTAAGAAGAAGGCACACTATCAAGGTATTAGTAAGAAACAAGTTCTTATGCCGGATAGTTGGAGATAGAGGAGGAATAGTGGACGAAAGTCAACATTCAGAACATAAAGTAAGTATGGGTAAACTATATGAAAAATATATGATGGCTAAGAATTTGGCAGGTATGTTAGATGTAGCTTACTCGTTTAACACAGAAACAAAAAGGAATGAAGTAGTTCTTATCATTAAAAATGGTGAGCAAACAATTCCTTTAGGAACACTATGGTCAGCAGAAGACTTTGAGCTTCGTGATTATTTGTCAGTTGATTCAGAGATTATTTCTAGAGTCTTTAAGCAATATGAAGCTTTTGATGATAGAGATACTCTTGATTCTTTAAATAATGGATATCATCCTAAAGATAAGAATTATGATGATATGTGGAAATTTATCGACGGTGCTAGAGAAGCAGTCGAAGATATAGAGTAAATACTTTCAGACTACCGGCAGGATAAGTAATACCTACCTACTCATATACCGTTGGTAGTCTGTAAGTGTCTATTCAAGAGATGAATAACTAGTTGAAAGGTGGCTAAATGCCTAATTCAGAAAACAATAGAATAGATACTGAAGATACTTATAGTCAATATAATTATCAAACAGACAAATGTGCAGTTCGTAAGTGCAAATGGGTTTCTCATATGCCTAACGACGAAGGTGCTTTAGATTTAATTACACAAGGTGGTTATGGTGATTTCACAGATTACTATGACGAATCTCCTGTGTATTTTCGTCTTTGTCACAAACACGCACATCAATTTTCAAGTTGGTTAAACAACACAAATGTCTTACCAAGACATAACGGCCACGCCCATAGTGGTAGTGAACCGGGGTTTTGGTATGGTCATATTGGTTGGGACCAATATACTTGGTTGTCTTACCTTAATAACTTTTTTTACCATCTCCGTAAGGAGAACTTAAAGTTTGCTATAGGTGTTTTTAAAAGACAATTAGAACATCACATTACTTGGAATAGACAGAATATTAACGATAGTTCCACACCTGTTGTTAAAAAAGATTTTATCTTTAAACTGTTTTTCCTTGAAAAAGCTTATAAAGGTTTTGTTAATTTAAAACTTAGAAAAGTTTCTGTTATGTTTCATAATTGGATAGAAAAGACATATCGCAAGCGAATTTCATTTAGTAGTGAAATTTATCAAAAAGTAATAAAAGGTCAGTTGTCTGATAAGGATATAGAACTTATGGCTTTAATTACAGAAGCTAATAAACCTATTTTCGAAGAAGAATAAACAAGCCCCCTAGAAATAGGGGGTTTTCTTCGTTATATAATAAGTGTATGTCCAGAGATATACTTGAAACAATTCACGACCAAGCTGAACAAGAGTTTGAATTAGAATTTCCAGACTTACATGATGCTCAACAAATAGTAAGAGATGACCCTGCAAGGTGGAAGATTTTATGTGCAGGTCGGCGTTTCGGTAAATCAAGACTTGGTGTTCAGCTTTGTTTAGAAGAAGCACTCAAAGGTGGTCGTGTATGGTGGGTTGCACCTACATTTGCTATAGCAAGAGTTGGTTGGCGTGATGTTGTAGCAGCAGCTAATGAATTTCCAAAAGAAGCTGGTGTTGATATCCGTATTGGAGATATGGAAGTAAAGTTTCCCGGTGGTGGTTCTATATCAGTAAAGTCTGCAGATAATCCTCAACGTCTTAGAGGTGAAGGTTTAAATTATCTAGTTATGGATGAGGCCGCATTCGTTAGGGAAGAAACTTGGACAGAGGTATTAAGGCCTACACTTACAGAAAATAAAGGTTCTGCTTTATTTATAAGTACTCCTATAGGTATGGATAATTGGTTTTATCATTTATGGGAAAAAGCAGATACAGCTGAAGATTGGTCAAGGTTTCAATTTCCTACAGTAGCTAATCCGATTATTGACCCAAAAGAAGTTGAATCAGCAAGAGAAGACTTAGGTGAATTAGTTTTTGCTCAAGAATATTTAGCTGAATTTATTTCTGAAGGTGCTCAAATGTTTAGAAGTCATTGGTTTAACTATTACAAACTAGGAGTTGGAACTTTATGGTGTGAAGGTGAAAAGTTTGACATCAATAATGATTTAGTAAAATTTGCAACAGTTGATTTAGCTGCCTCAACAAAAGAATCAGCAGACTATACAGTCATTGGAGTTTTTGGATACCATATGCAATCAGATAGATTGTTTATGCTTGATATGATTCGTGACAGATTTGAAGCACCGGACATTGTTCCACAAATCAAAAGAGCAATTGGAATACATAATCTTGAATGGGTTGGTATTGAGAAAACAGGATATCAATTAGCAATAGTTCAATTTGCTAGAAGAGAAGGCCTCAGAATCAAAGAATTAAGGGCTGACAAAGACAAGCGTTCACGAGCACTTCCTTTGTCTGCTAAGATGGAAAGAGGACTTGTATATTTTCCTCAAAAAGAGGAATGGGTAGGTGAAGTCGAACGGGAGCTGTTAACCTTCCCTGTTGGTGTACACGATGATATCGTGGATACACTAGCTTATGCTTGTCTAAGTAGCGGAACGAAAAGAAAATGGGAAGCATTTTAAATGGCTGAAAACAAGAGTTTTTACAGAAGAGCAGTAGATTATCTGCAGAAACCACCAGAAAGAGTAAATTTAAAAAGAGGACCTCTAGATAAATATGATACACCACAAGGTTCAACTTGGGGTTACAATACTCAGTCTGGATATTTTCCACAAAAACTAATTGAAGATTTAGGTGATGGTCTTGGTAATTCAGCAGTTGTAGCTTGTATAAACGTATTAGCAACCTCTTTTGCTGAACCTCAACTTAAAGTTTATAAAAGAAGTGAACAAGGTAAATTAGAACAGAAGTCACATCCACTTGAACAATTACTAAATAGGCCTAACGAATTTATATCGGGTTCTATTTTGTCGCATTACATAGTTACATCTTTGGCTGCTCATGGTGACGCATTCTTAATGAAAGTTTATGATGGACAAAACAATGTAGTTCAATTGATTCCTTTGATGCCTAATTATGTAAAAGTAAGAGGTAATACTCGTGAATTAATTACACACTATGAATATCACGCAGTACAAAAATCAAATTTACAAGAGGATTATATAGAAATACCAAGAGAAAATATTGTACATGTTAGACAAGGTATGGACCCCGATGACCACAGAAGAGGTTTTTCTCCTTTACGCTCAGTTATGAGAGAGTTAGCAGGAGATGAAGCAGCAGGACAATTTGCAGTTGCTTTGCTTCACAATATGGCTGTTCCCGGAGTTATTCTTAGTCCTAAAGATGATTCTATGGGTGGACCTACAAGAGAAGAAGCTGAAGGTATAGCACAATCATTTAAATCTAAATTTGCAGGAGCTAATAGAGGTGCACCTATGATTATGACTGGTGCTATGGATGTAGATGTTGTTTCATTTACACCAGAACAATTAAACCTTACTGCTTTAAGAAGATTACCCGAAGAAAGAGTTTCTTCTGTTTTAGGTGTGCCAGCGATATTAGCTGGATTAGGAGCTGGTTTAGATGCAGCAACTTATAACAATACTAGAGAACTCAGAGAGTTTTTTACTGAACAAAAAATGATTCCAATGTGGTCTTCAGTAGCAGATGAGCTTACTCATCAATTGCTTCATAAAGATTTTGAAAACAACAATTATGATTTTTTCTGTGCTTATGATTTAGACCAAGTTAGGGCCTTATCAGAAGACAAAAAAGAACAAGTACTAACAATGAACTCCGGCGTTCAAGGTGGCTTTGTAACAATTAGCGAAGCAAGACAAGCTTTAGGTTTAGAGGTTGACAATTCACATGATGTTTATTTGAGACCTTTGAATATGGTTGCTGTGCCAGAAGGCGAGACGGGAGTTATGACTCTGGACGAAGGAGAGCCCTCCCCTTCGGCACAAAAGCCATCTGATGATGAAGATGAAAAAGCAACTTTGAATACAACAAGATTTAAACCAGAGGTTCGTAGAAGTAAGCGAAGAATAGGCAAAAGGAAAGCTGTTATAATTGATACGACAATGGAATTTAAAGCGTCTGAAAAGGATAATATTAAGTTGAGTGCTGAGGAAGAGAAAGCAGCTATTTCTGCTAAAGTTAAAAAAGTATTACAAAAGAAAGTAAAAGACCACAATGCGGGAAGTTCAAAATATAAAGTCACTTATGGAAAATTGGCAGCTGTATTCCGACGAGGTGTTGGAGCTTATAGAACAAACCCAGCTTCAGTTCGAGGTAATGTCGCATCAGCAACTCAGTGGGGAATAGCCCGTGTCAATGCTTGGTTAAAAGGCCTTAAAGGTTCTTTCCCTAGAAAACCATTTGATTTAGATTTATTACCAGCTGGTCATCCTCAAAAGAAAAAACCAAAAAAATCAAAAGCAGCTTCAGTAAAAGTTGGTGACACAGTTTCTTGGTCTATTAATAAAGACCCAGACCCACCATCAACAGTTCATGGTGTTGTTACTTCTGTGAATAATGAAAAGAAAGAAGCAACAATGACAGTTTACGCAATTATGGATGACGGAAGTCATAAGAAAACTGACAGAAGCGTAACTATGCCTTTTGGTAAACTATCAAAAATAAAAGATTTTAGAAAAGAAATTAAAGCAGAAAAACTTACTAACTTTCCATCATCTGGTGATAATCAAAAACTTAGTTTAAGTAATTCAAAATTCAAACAGTTTCCAGATAAAAAATATGTTGATAATTTGAAAGAGAATTATCCAAGCATATGGAGAAGAGCAGGTACCGGTGGTAACCCACCAACTTCATTTACTGGAAACGATGCCTACAGAAACTGGACAAAATACAAAGCTGGAGACAGAAGTGCTTCAGTTTTATCATGGGTCAAAAGAAGAGAAAGCTTTATGGCTCGACATGAAGGTAATACTAGATTAAATGGAATTATCGCCGTTATGAAATGGGGCGGTGTAACCAAGTCTGGTGTCAGCACTATGAAAAAAATAGTCAATGAGCAAAAAAAGAAAGAAGATGCCCGTAAAAAAAAGGCAGACGAAATCTTGTCTCACGCTGACGATTTGACAAGTTAAAATAGTTAATAGTATCGAAAGGTATATGAGTAGGTAAATGAAGGATAAATTTAATAAGTCTATTGAGTTCAAAACAATAGATGAAGAAAAAGGACAAGTTGAAGCAGTTTTCTCTGTTTACAACAAATTAGACACAGATGGCGATGTTGTCATTCCCGGAGCTATAAAATCCGGTTTTAAAGACAATCAAGTTCCAATGGTATTCGCACACAAGTGGGACCAACCAATTGGTAAAGGAACTATTGTAACAGATGACGATAAAGCTACATTCAGAGGCACATTCTTTATGGGTACAGATGCCGGTAAGGAAGCATACAATCTTGCAAAAGAAATGGGAGACTTACAAGAATGGTCATTTGGATTTAGAATCAACGATTATGAAGTAGCACCATTTAAAAAAGATGGTATGGATGAAGAAGTTGATGTACGCTATCTTAAAGATTTAGAAGTATTTGAAGTTTCACCAGTTTTAGTTGGTGCAAACAGAGAAACCTACACATTAGCAATTAAATCTGGTGAAGATGCAATATATGAATCAAGCGATGAAAAAGCAGCTAATCCAGAAGATGTTTTTGATAACCCAGCAGATGCAATGGAAAGGTCTAAAAAACTTTCCTGTGCTGTTGGAGTTCATACTCATAAACTAGAAAATGGTAAAGAAGTTTTTATGCCTTGCAAAACACATGAAGAATATGATGAAGCTACAGGCAATTCAGACAAACCAAAAGCTAAAGATTTAGACCCTAATGAAGAAGAAAATACTTGCAATTGTAATTGCGGTAAGGAAACTTCAGAAGAAGGTGAAGAAAAGATTTCAGAAGAAAATAATTCCAGCTTGCAAGGAGTGACTTTTTCTGGCGAGGTAAAAGGAGTGCTTGCTGCTTTAGAGAGCCTCATAATTCGAGCAAAGGCAATAGCCATTTTGCGAGAGAAGGATGGAAGGACATTATCGGTGAAAGCTAGTTCTGCCCTACGGGCCGTACAAGATGACCTCACTGATGCGTGGAACGAAATTGATACAATTATCGATGAAAATATAGAAATCCCAGAAGCTGAGGCTGACGCTGAAGTTGAAACTGCTATAGAAGAAGTTGCAACTGAGGAAGTATCAGAAGAAGCTGTATCTGAAGAAGTATCTGAGGAAGTTTCAGAAGAAACATCTGAAGAGACTAATGAAGAAGTAGAAATCGAAGTTTCAGAAGAAGTTGTAGAAGATGCTGAAGAAGAAGTTGAAGAGACCGTTGAACTTGAAGAAGTTGATGAGGAATTCGAAGCTTTATTTACAGAAGCACAACACACGCTCACAGAGGCCACTTTAGTCGAATTAGACGACGAAGAAGTATAAGCAAATAAATTTGGAGATATTTAATATGTCAAATATTAATGAGACACTTCAAAAAAAGAGGGCTGAGTTAAAAGAAGTCTTTGATAATCCAGCAGATGACGGTAAGTATTCTGCTGAGCAAAAAAATGCTATCAATGGACTTAATACTGAGCTTGCTGAGTTAGTAGACCAAGCAAATGCAGCAAAAGCCAAAGCTAAAAACGAAAAAGCTATGGAAGTTGCATATGCAGCCGAGGAAGCTGATAATTCACCAAAAACAATTGGTGAAGAATTTATCAACACTGATGCCTATAAAGGTTATCAAGAATCCGGAGCTAAAGGTCTTGACTCAACAGTTAAGTTCTCACCAATGGGCTATAAAGCCACATTAGGTGCAGGTTTATCTCAGAACTTCCCACCAGAAGTGTTAAGACAACCGGGAATCTTAGAGTCTGCTCTTAGAGACCCAGACGCAGTGATTGGTCTTTTCGACCAAATCGAAACTGACCAAAACTCCTTTGCATATATGGAAGAAACTACATTCACAAATGCTGCTGCTGAACAAGCAGAAGAGGCAACAACTGCTGAAGCTACATTAGACTTCACAGAAAAAACAGCATCAATTAGAAAAATTGGTGTTTTCTTGCCAGTGACTGAAGAACTTCTTGCAGATGTCAACGGAATTCAAGGTTATGTGAACTCAAGACTTGGTACAATGATGAAGCTAAGACTTGACGGACAAATTATGGATGGTGACGGTAGTGCTCCTAACTTAGGCGGATTATTAAACACATCAGGAATTAACTCATTCGCATATGGGTCATATTCTGGTGAACTCGCTAGATTAGGACAAATCTATCAAGCTATTACAGAAATTAGAAAAGATGCATTTGTAGAACCAGATGCAATAATTATGCACCCATCAGATTGGTACGACATCGTAACATCAGTTACTGATATCGCTACTACAACATCTGGTGCTGCTTCCAAGAACCCATTATTTATGGTTGCTGGTGGCTTTGGTGCAGATGTAGCCCCAAGACTTTGGGGTCTTCCAGTCGTTACAACTTCTGCAGTTAATGCAGGAACACAAATGGTTGGTAGATTTGGCGGCGGAGAAGCTGCTCATCTTGTGATGCGACAAGGCGTTGACCTTGCTGTATCTGACTCACATAGTGACTTTTTCCTTAAAGGAAAACTTGCTATTAGAGCAACAATGAGAGTAGGTCTCGTAGTCTATAGACCAACTGCATTCTGTAAATTAACACAAATGTAATAACATTTGTTGTAATAACAAAATTCGTAATGGGGGATTTAGTTCCCCCATTACAAATCAAAAAAGAGGAAATTTTTAAATGAGTGAATATAAAGTAGTAGAAAAAGATATTTGGAAGCTATCAGACGGTTCTATCTGGGAAGGTAATGTAAATGAATGCCCAGAAGGTAACCCAGATAATGTTGCTAAAGCTGGTAAAGAGTATTCAGTTGATTACTTAGAATTACACGGTGTTGGTAAGAAAAAAGCTGCTCCTAAGAAAAAAGCAGTAAAGAAAGCTCCAGAAACTAAAGCTGTTAAATCTGAAGACGTAGAAGACAAGTAAGGGGTAGCCAGTGGCACTTTCAACTGTTTCTGACGTTCAGTCTGCCATTGGTATAGATGTTTCAACAACAGATGAAACTTCTATAACAAATATATTTATACCTGCAGCAGATGCGGCAATCAAAAATTTTGTTGGTTATGAACTTGAATATTCTGCATCAATTGTAGAAACTTTAGATGGCAATAACGAAGAAGAACTATATACAAAGGTAGCACCAATTGTTTCTGTAACTTCAGTTGTAGAAGATGCTGTAACACTTACAGAGGGAAATCAAGAACACTTCGTAGTATACAAAGAACTTGGCAAGATTAGAAGAACAAATTATAAAAGATTTAGTGATATTAGATATCAAAATGTAGTGATAACATATGCAGCAGGTTATTCTGATTCGGAATCAAGTGCTGAAGATATACCAAAAGATATAAAATTTATTAGTGCAAGATGTGCAGGTAAACTTTATGTAGCATCTGCATCATTAGGTTCACAACAATCAACAGGTTCAACTGGAACACATAGTGCAGATAGTACTAATGATTCACAGTTTCAGCTTGTTAGAAATGAAAGATTAGGGGATTACTCAGCTACATATGAGCCTGTAATGGATATGTTAGGACAAGAAATACTAACAGAAGAAGATAAAGCATCTTTAAGCAAGTACAAAAGACAATACTTCACATCGGCATCTATACTCGACTAAACTATAAATTATGGATATAGAATTAAATAAAGCTAAAAGACAATCTTATTTAAGAGGCATAGACGATGATAAGTTTCGTGAAGCTTTCTTAGACCAAATGAATTACTTCAGAATGCAAAAAGTTAATCTTGTTGCAGATTTGGATGAGATAGTAAATGAATGGCTACAAATACAAAAGAAATACCCAATTAAAGACAAAAAGAAAAAATAATGCCTCGTTATGATTACAAGTGTTCTAAATGCGAGCATTCGTTTGAAGTAACTCATTCAATACATGAAGACCCGGAAATTAAATGTGAAAAATGTAAAGCAATATCTAATAGACAAATACCTACTAGGATTAATTTATATGGAACTGTTGGCGTTGATTGGAATACTGACCCTTCTAAAGTTTCTCAATCTATGAGAGATAAAGCAAAAGAAGCATCTAAAAGAAAAGTTAGATTTTAACTACTTTCTCTTTTATCTAGACTCATCAAACATTTATCACATATACTCATTGCATCTGATTTAGTTAATCTATTTTTGCATACTTTACAAAAATACCACCAAGGTTCATTCATAGTTCTTCATCCAAATCGTCCCAACCATAGTCTTCATCAAACATTTTAAACGGCCCAATCTTTTACATAAGATTTATGTTTTCTATCGCCTAAACCACATTCGCAATTTTCTGAATAAATAACATAATTTTCTGTTTTAAGAAAGGCAATAATTTTTCTCAAACTATCAACTTGAGTTGTATGTTTACAGATTTCAACTTCTTTATCTAGTAAATCTTTTACATATTCAGTTGCGTTCATAATTGCTCCTTAATATATTTTTTTAACTCTTTATCTTGAACATCATTAGGTATTTCATTCTTATAAAATATTCTATAGCTATCGCTTCCATACTTACCAATACCGTGTAAATCTGTTGCGTCTTCATAATCCCAAGTTAAAAAGTCTTCGCTCATCTGCCTAAGTCTTTTTGTTCTGATATTTACCATACCTAATGGTTTTAATAATTTCTTTTGAAAACTAATGTTACCCATAAGAAATCTTTCTGCATTTGGATATATTTGAAAAAGTTCGGGTAAAACACTTTTAACTTGTTTTCTGCTAGTTAAATTTAAACACATAACACCAACCATGTGTTGCCACACATTTGCTACTTGTTCTTGCACCATTAAATCGTCTTTCATTCTTCTTCAAACCATTCTGTAGGAAAACCCTCTTTTCGTTTTTCTTTTTCCCACTTACGAAGTTCAAACCAAAACTTAATTCTTTCTAATAATTCTTTCATTTTCTAGAATCTGAACCATCTCTCGGTTGAAAACTACTACTACTAGGTTTTCTAAGGCCACGATATTGGCTACCTTTCTTAGATTTGTTACGTCTACGTTCTGCTCTATTCATTATTCATTTCTCCATTTCTTATTCCATTTATCTACGTCTTCCCAACACCACTTACTAGAGTTCCAGTCTCTCCATTGGGTTCTGTTATAGATATCTTCTGCAAGAATGCTTGCAAACATTATGTTGTAATAAGGTGTGTATTGAACTTTTACTTGTTCAAAACCTATATCATGTTTATATGTTTTGTTTTCTGTATATGGTCTACCCCAACGCATGATTACCCACTCGTCCCACATTGGTAGGTCATAGCTTTCTGCTATCCAATTCCAAGTCCAAGACACGAATTGCATAACACCTGTATCACCGTTGTCATTTCTATAAGCAGTAGATTTACCTCTTGATTCACACCAACCAATCCTTACTGCTGTATCTATGTTTTCATAATCAAAAAATTCAATGTATAAGCTTGAATATTGCAACATTTTTTCTGGTACATTATTTTGACACTCAACATAGTTACTTATTTGTTGAGTTTCTGATAAATTTGGTGCTTCTGGAGTACCAAGTGTTGCTAAAAATATCATACAACTAGCTATCATTATTATCCTTTCTAAGATTAATAATGCCACACATTGACTAGAATGTCAAGTATATTTATATTTTTATTTGTATTGCTTCTTGAATAGTATCTGTTTCGGAGCTACCGGTTACAGCAGTAACATATTCGTTTACAAAACGACCATATTGGTCCTGTATAAGACGAAATATTTCTGCTTCCCAACAGTTGGCCCATTTGTTCCAACTTAAGTAGATTGTTCTATCTCCTACTTTAAAGATTTTTTGCCTTTCATCTTGGGCAATCATCTCTAATTCAGCCATAAAGGCCTCCTTTGCTACACACTATAAGTATAACACGTTTTGACTAAATGCAAAAAAAATAAGAAAAAAACTTGACATTTTTTGTAAATTGTGGCATTATTGGTGTAATGATTATAAAGGAGGATATATTGGAAATCAATATAGACAACAGCACATGGGCTAAACATAGACCTACTTTGGAGCAAGCAGAGTTTTTGTTTAATAAATTTCCCAAGAAACCATTGCGTGAATGGGGAGAAGACTGGGGTGTTTCTCACGAACAAGTAAGGATAATGAAAATTAAATTAGGTATCCCTACTAGTAGAAAAGTAGAATATACACCAGAAGTAGCTCAACCAATTATTGACTACATCTCAGAAGGTATGGGTACTATAAATACAACTCGTA